GAAACGGCGCACAATTTAATAACCTCCCATAAATCACTATCGGTAGCGGTCGCTCCCGAACGCTACTGACACGAAAGGAACCGAGATGCCATCAATAGTTACAGCCTCGCAGCTGAGAGCGATTCTTGGTGTCTCGGTTTCTTTGTATAGTGATGCTCAATTGGATTCTTACATAGATTCCGCAGAGCAAACAATTTTGCCTTTACTTACGCAATACCAATCATCGGTGACTTTTGCCAATGTGGATGAATCCGTCATTTATTTCACCACAATGCGGCCAAATTATTTTGTGCCGGGTCAATCTGTTGTTGTTACCGGGGCCGGAACTTACAGCGCGACTTATACAGTCACCGATGATCGGATTGAGCCATACACTTTCACAGCTGCAACAAATGCGGCTAATCGTGATTATCCATTGCCGTTTATTCCAGCGGCAACAGCAACATTGAGTGGATCATCGGCAGCGCAGCTGTACGCATCAACACCACCAATTGAAAATGCAATCTTGGTTGTAGCGGTCGAAATTTTCCAGAGCATTACAGCTCCCGGCAACCAGATCATGTCAGATAATTTTCAGCCGTCACCATTTATTCTCGGCCGCAGCTTAAGCAACCGAGTTATCGGCCTCTTAGGCCCGTTTCTTGATGTCGAAACGATGTGTCAATGAGCATCGAATCAGCAATCCGCACGCCACTCAAAACAGCACTTTCCGGAATTGCTGCAAATGTGTACAACGGCATCCCAGAGACAATGACATCACCAAGCATTTGTTTAATCCCGGATGCACCATATTTGGAAAGCGTTTTAATCAATGGCGCAACGACAAAAGTCAAAATCAATTTAACTGTCACCGGTGTCGTGGCTTATGCCAACAATGCCGCAGCTTTAGACAATCTCGAAACATTGATGATCAGCATCATCAGCGCAATGCCCGATGGATACGAAGTGGGCAATGTGAATCAACCTCAACCATTGGAAGTCGGTGCGGGCAAATACCTCACAGCCGATTTACAAGTAAGCACCTACTACACCAACTAAGGAGAAATCATGCCAACAACAATCGTGACCGGCAGAGACATCACATTTACCATTGATGGTGATTCGTATGATGCTCAGGCCACATCAGCAACATTAACAATTGATTCAACAATCAATACATACCAAACACTCGATGGCAAGGCTTATTACACAACCGATACTCAAGGCACATTTGCCGTTGAAATGTTGGCAGATTGGCCAGCTGGAGGATCGCTATGCAACGCGCTTTGGACAGCGGCAGACACAGCACCAAACACACCATTGGCGGTTGTTTTCACAGCTGCATCAGGATCGGTGTTCAATTTTGATGTGCAGCCAATTTTCCCATCAGCTGGAGGCACGGCACCAGATGCACAGACTGTTTCACTATCCTTTACTTGTGTAACAACACCAACGCTATAAATAAAGGAGATCGGGAGCATGAAATTACCAATCACAATTGAATTCACTACGGGGGAAAGCGCAACTTATACCGCGCTCCCACCGGAGTGGATGAAATGGGAACGCCAAAGCGGAAACACAATTCAGCAGGTATCTGAGAAATTGGGCATTGCTGATTTGATGTTTTTGGCTTATCACGCGATGAAGCGCGAAGCAGCCGGAAAAACTGTGAAGCCTTTTGAAGTGTGGTGCGAAACTGTGACTGACATCAGCATGGGAGAATCCGAAAACCCAAAAGCTACGAGCCGGGAAGCTTAAACCGGATCATTTGGGAATTGGCTATACATACTGGATTGTCACGATCAGAGTTTCAAACACCAGAAGATGTTTTAACCGCTTTTGAGATTCTAAGGACACGAGATGGCAACTGAACCAATCACCTATGACAAGAGTGATTTGCGCGGAATCATCAAAGCTTTCAAAGCCATGGATGACCAAGCGGTTGCTGAGGCCAAAGGCGTTTCAAATGGATTAGCAACTTACCTGCAATCAAAAGTCACAGCCGCAGCTGGTGGCCGCCCAAATAAGGCGGCAATTCGCATTGCTCAAGGATCGCGCGTGAGTAAGTCATCGAAGATTGGTGAGATCAGCTACGGCTTCGTATCTCAAAAATTCAGCGGCGGCGGCACGACACAACAACTTTGGGGCGGCTACGAATTTGGCTCCCAGAAATTCAGACAATTTCCAATTTGGTCTGGCAAGGCTCCCGGCGGCATTGGATCATTTGGATATTTTATCTATCCGACATTGCGCGCCGAACAGCCACACATTATCTCTCAATGGGAAAATGCATTTACTAAGATTTTGAAGGAGTGGTGATGGCCGGTCAATCAAGAACACTCAAGCTTTCGATTCTCGCTGATGTAGATAAGCTCAAGCAAAGCCTCAATGTAGGCTCAAAAGATGTTGATGGATTCGCCGGCAAAATTGGTGACTTTAGCAAGAAAGCGGCGGTGGCTTTTGCTGCCGTAGCCGCCGCAGCTGGTGCCATGGCGATCAAAATCGGTGTGGATGCTGTTAAGGCTGCCAGCGACTTGGGCGAAACAATCTCAAAGGTCAATGTTCTATTTGGTAAGTCAGCCAAAGACATTGAAAAGTTTGCAGATGGCGCGGCTGCATCGTTAGGCCAGACAAAGCAACAGGCATTGGATGCCGCAGCTACATTTGCCACATTTGGAAAATCAGCCGGATTAAGCGGTGAGAATCTAAGCAAATTCTCAATTGACTTTGTAAAGCTTTCATCAGATTTGGCCTCTTTCAACAACACATCACCAGAGCAAGCCATCAATGCGATTGGATCGGCTTTGCGTGGCGAAGCTGAGCCATTGCGCCAATATGGCGTTTTGCTTGATGATGCCTCATTGCGCCAAGCCGCTTTGGAATTGGGAATCATCAGCACCACAAAAAATGCATTGACACCACAGCAAAAGGTATTGGCAGCTCAAGCTTTGATTTATCAACAGACATCAGCTGCACAAGGCGATTTTGAACGCACAAGCGATGGCCTAGCCAACAAAACACGCATCCTTACAGCTCAATTGGAAAATGCCAAAACAACTATTGGTCAAGCACTTTTGCCAATCGTTTTGCAATTGGCCACTTTGTTTTCAGAAAAGGTCATCCCAATTGTGCAACAGGTTGCAGATGCTTTTGGTGAGAAATCTGGTGGCATGGGCAACACATTGAGCAAATTGGCCGGCTCAATTAAAGACTTTGTGCAACCCATTTTTGAAGGTTTTAAATCAGCTTTCGACAAAATCAAAAAAACTGTTATCGAAAACAAAGATGAGTTTGAAGCCTTTTTTGATGTCATCAAAGCTGCCGCTCCAATCATCGGCAATGTCATTGGCAAAGCTTTCAGCGTTGTGGGCGATGTGGCCAGCGTTGTTCTCAACATCATGGCAAATGTTGTTGGAGCTTTACGAGGTTTGATCAACACAGCAATTGATTTGGTCAATGTTGGAATTAGAGGTTTTAACTTAATTAAGCCGGGTGCAGACATTTCACCAATTTCAAAAATTGGCTCATCAACTGGATCAAGCTCCACGGGAGGCATCTCTGTGCCAGCTGCATCATTGCCAAGTGGTTTCACATCTGGTGGAAGCACAACGGGAGGCGGCTCCACGGGTGGCGGCTCCACGGGTGGCAGCGGAGGCGTGACCGGAGGCACATCAACAGGTGGTGGCACTATTGGCGGTGCCGTCACAAAAATTGCAAATCAGACCAAAAAGGTTGTTGATGATGTTGCTGGAGCTTTTGACAATTTTACCAGCGGCACAACAACTTTGGCCGGTGTTATGGCAGCTTCAAATCAGCCATTTGCCTTTGGCACATCGGGTGTCAATACCAACACGCTTGCTGGCATTTTAGCTGCATCAAGCAAACCAAGCGTGACTGTAAATTTCAACGGAGTCACGACCGATCCGGAAGGCACAGCGCGTGTGCTGGTCGATACGCTCAACAACTCTTTCTATCGCGGCACAGGTGGCGCAACTAACCTGCAAATCGCATGACAATTTTCAATCCCGTTTGGCGCGTGACCATTGGCGGTTCT